GCATGGATGTGGTGTATAGTGTTTTCTTTTTATGTTGGTAGTTTCTGGGTATTTGGTATTAGTGCAGTCGCACACATTTTTTTACTTGCTGCAATCGTAATCACAGTCGCAACCTTTGAAACTGCAAGACGTAAACCCACATTCTTTTCTAACTTCCCCACATCAACACCAAGTCGTGCAAGAAACTTTATGTGGTGGAATGGTCAAAAAATTAAATTAGACCCATACGATAAAGGTGGTGAACATGAGTAAGATTAAACAGTGGTGGCATGAAACTGATAGTATTGAAATGGTTTTATTTGCAACTATATGGAGTCTGTTTGGTTACGGTGCATATGTGGTAGTGGTTGCACTCACACAAAAAATTATATGGTTATAATAGAATGACCCAGATAAATTTCAAACCTATTTTTCCTAGTCCTTTAGGTTATGTCAACTTTGGTAACGCAAATAAAGAGTTGAATAAACAGCTGATTGAGGATATGGAAACTGAAATGTTAGAACATGAAGGTAAACAAAAAACCTTTAAAAAGAATACTTGTTCATGGCAATCATTAGAAGGTCAAGAAACATTATATAATAGTTTTGAGATTCTTAGACAAAAAATTGATGATGTTATAAAACCTATTTTATCACATAGTGGTGTATCTGATAATATCACACCGTATATAGAAACTCGTAATTTGTGGGGTAATATTATACTTGATGCTGGTGGGTATTCTAGACCACATAATCATGGAAGTGGTAATACTTTGTGGGGTGGAGTTTACTATCCAAAGGGTATAACTGAAGAAGAAGATTTAGATAACTTTGATGAAACAAAACATATACTGAATGGATATGGAAAGGGTGATGGATTATTGATAATGTTTGACCCATCACATGGATACAAAAATCAAGTAGAAACTAAACTTAATAGTCAAGAATTTTATGGTGGAGAAGTTAGTGTAGTACCAAGAGAGTCATTACTAATATTATTTCCAGCATGGTTAATACACATGGTAACACCCTTGACAAAGAAAGAAAAAAGGTATAGTATATCCTTTGATGTTAACAAACCACAAATGTGAGGTATGATGGAAGAAGTAGAAGAAAAATTAATGACACCAAAAAAGTTCTCTATTGCAATAGAGAAAGCTGTCAATGAAAGTGGTGGAACTTATATGGACGCATTATTAGATTATTGCGAGAAGTATCAGTTAGAACCAGAGATGATTAAACCCTTGATAACTAAATCTTTGAAAGAGAAGGTTGAGGTAGATGCAAGAAACCTTAACTATCTTCCGAAGGTTGCAACATTACCGATATAAGATGGAAGCATACGAAGCCTATAAAATATATCATGCACTAAAACTACACTTTAATAGTGACTATGATTATAACAAATATAATGGAAAAGCAAAAGTAACTGTAGATTCATATCTGAAGAGAAAAGATAAACCTTTCTTTGCAAAGGTAGCACGAAAGTATATGACACCAGATAATACTAAGAACTTTTTCATATCTAATTTTATTATCAATCCTAAAGGTTGGGTTGGAAACTTTAATGAACAAAACTATGCTGATTATCGTAAAAGAAATCAGAGTTTAAAATATAACTATGTGAATGAACTAAATGAATTATTTCAAAAGATTTCAGTATTTGATGAATTATTTCATGTTAAAGAAGGTCAACATCCTTTGTTATTAAAACAATTTCTTGCAAAGAAAGTTAGTCTTGAAACTATGTGTATCATGGAAGCTTTACTGCAATATTGTAAGTATTGGAATGAGGATATTGAAGAGCAATATGTGTGGAAAGAACAAGAAAAACTTATAAAAAATTACAGTTCTGTCTTGACTTTTGATGCAAAGTTGTATAAGATAATAACAATGTCAACCTTAAAGGAGTGTTTAAATGGATGACCAAAATTCTAAAGTTCTTTCAGTGATGAAGGAAAGGGATTTCTACCATGCAAAGGTAGAAGAACTCCAGAACCGTATCAAGGTTCTTGAGTATGATAACGCAGAACTCGTAAAGAGGGATGTAGAGTTATCCCAGAGATGTAAAGACCTTGCATCTAAGACACCTTTCAAAAGACCCCCACGGAGATTTGCTCGTGGGTAGGACTTTTAAGGTATATCAAGCCAAGTACCTTATCCCCAAATCGGATAAGGGGCCTGCTTTTACACTTAATGCAGACCCAGCTTGCTTTCATGCAGAACTTATCAATGATGGTAAAATCTGTGCATTTATTACTAGAAAAACCTATGCAGAAGCAAGAGCAGAAGCTGATGCATATGTAGGAAGAGATGAAGTTGCAAGTCAAATTAATTGACCATATGGGTTCTGACCTAACAGTAGTAAATGCAGCTCGTGTATCATTTGCAAAGAATTCAGAATGGGAAGCGATTCCAGAAGGCGGTGAAATAGAAGGATTACTTTCACTTGCAGATGAAAAACTTATCAAGTTTCTTGCAAAACACAATCATTGGAGTCCATTTGGACACGCATCTATGCAGTTCCATATTAAGGCACCAATTTTTGTTGCAAGACAACTTGTTAAACACCAAGTCGGTTTGGTGTGGAATGAAGTATCCAGAAGGTATGTAGATGACGAACCAGAATTCTATACACCTAAAGAATGGAGACTTAAAGCCGACAATGTAAAACAAGGTTCTAGTGATGAAACTATTGAATACAATATTGATGGTGCAATGCAGTTTGTTACACAAACGTATCATAACTTGTTACGAGAACAAGTTGCACCAGAGATGGCAAGAATGGTTTTACCACAGAATTTATACACTGAATGGTATTGGTCTGGTACACTGATGGCTTTCGCAAGAGTATGTAATTTGCGTTGTGCAAAGGATACTCAATGGGAAACTCAACAGATTGCAAATCAGATTGATGAAATTGGTCGTGAACTTTTTTCATATTCATGGAAAGAATTACGAAAAATGACTTGACTTTCAAGTTAATTTAGTGTATAAATAAGGTTATATTATGAATAAAGTGAAATTAACATACGATAACATACGATAACATACGGAGAAAAAATATGTCAGTTAGTACTCTACGCAAGTCCAATACTTTGGACAAACTTCTTGCACAAGTTCAATCAGAAAGTGCTCCCCAAGAAAAGAAATCCTATGTGGATGAAAGGTTGTGGAAACCAGAACTAGATAAATCTGGTACTGGACAAGCAGTCCTACGTTTCTTGCCTGCACCAGATGGTGAAGAACTTCCTTGGGTAAAGGTGTTCAAACACGCTTTCCAAGGCCCTACTGGTAAATGGTATATTGAGAATTCACTTACCACTATCGGTAAACAAGACCCAATGAGTGAACACAACACTACGTTGTGGAACACTGGTCTTGAAAGTGATAAAGAACTTGCAAGAAAGCAAAAGAGAAAGTTGGAATACTACTCAAATATCTATGTAGTATCTGACCCAAAACACCCAGAGAATGAAGGAAAAGTGTTTCTATTTCGTTATGGTAAAAAAATCTTTGATAAGATTATGGCTTCAATGCAACCAGAGTTTGAAGACGAAACACCTATTAATCCTTTCGATTTCTGGGAAGGTGCGAACTTCAAGTTGAAGATTCGCAAGGTTGATGGTTTCTGGAACTATGATAAGTCTGAGTTTGATAGTGTAACTCCACTCGCAGACAGTGACGAGAAACTTGACGGTATTTGGAAATCGCAGTATTCACTGCAAGATTTCCTTGCACCAACCAACTTCAAATCATATGATGAATTGAAGAAAAGGTTAGATGATGTTCTCTCTGGAACTGTCACTGCAAGTGCAGCCTCTATGATTGACGAAGATGTTGTGGAAACACCACAGTTCAAATCTGAACCTCAACCTAACATTCCAAGTGTAGAAGAAGATGATGACGATACAATGTCATACTTCCAAAAACTTGCGAATGAATAGGGTGACTCCTCAATAAGTCCGTCCATACCCACGGTTAGGTAAGGGGAAGAAGGGAGAGTAGAAATACTCTCCCTTTTTTTTGTATTAAAAGGTCTTTTAATAGTACCTAAGACTCATTCTTAATTCTAGTTCTTATAAATACTTAATGAGAGAGAGTGAGAGGTACAAACATGATAGAAATCGTAGCCGCAGTTTCAGCTGCATCTGGCGCTTTTAATACCATCAAAGCAGGATTTGCCGCTGGCCGAGATATCGAAAATATGGCAGGAGACTTGTCACGCTGGATGGGTGCAGTTTCAGATATTAAGAAGGCTGATGAGTATAATAAAAAACCGCCCCTATTTAAGAAACTCTTTAATGCTGGTTCAGTAGAAGAAGAAGCTATGCAAATCTTCATGGCCAAAAAGAAGGCCGAAGATATGAGAGCTGAGTTAAAACAAATTATCTCATTTACCAGAGGCCCATCTGCTTGGGATGAGCTCTTGCGTACAGAGGGTGAAATCCGTAAGAAGAGACAACAAGCAATTTACGACCAAAAAGAAAGACAAAGAAAAATCTTAGAAGTCATTGCAATCTGTATTTTGATATTAGTGATTGGTGGTTTTATTTTTGGTTTACTCTCGTTGTGGTTAAACAGAGGTTACTAATCCATGACAAAATTAATTGTTGTTATTACAACAATACTATTCACAACTCCAGTGTTTGCAGACATTTGGGGTTATTGTTTCACTTGTGACCAACCCAAACCAAGTGAGAATTGGACTCAACAACAAAAACTGAGACAAGGTTTGATAGACAATAAGAAGTACACGACTTGTAGACTCAAGAAAAGAGTGAAGTCAAAGTACACTGGTAGACAAGCTTGTATTTACGTTGGGGGTAATAAAACATACACACTAATGTATGAGGATAACTGCCCTAAACAGTATCAATGTGTTTATGACCCAGGCAGTAAAGAACCGAATATTGATGATGTTCTTGATAGTCTGAATAACGCAACTAAGTAATTATTCCATTTTTGCACCAGCAGGGGCTGCACCGTCAACTAACGCTGTTGATGATAGAGTTGTAGAACTACTGTTACCGCTGTTGTTTGTACTATTATCATAATTATTAATAATAGTATCTCCACTACTTTGTCTTTTCGCTTCAGATTCACGGATTAATCTTTCCATTTCATCTGCATTACCCTCACTTGCTGCTTTCGTATATGCATCAGCAAGTCCTGCTTCTGATATTGCACGAAGACTTTCTTCAGATGCTTTGGGTAGTAATCTTTCGCCTGTTTCTGGATTTAGACCAGCAAACTCATAAACCTTATCTGGTATTACTTTTGATACT